GATCTGCTGATTGAAGTAAAAGGTGATTGCTGATGGAATATGGCATTAACAGAAACGGATCCGGCTATGCTGATCCAACAGCATATGACGCAATAAAAAATATTATGAAAAGCGAGGAAAAGGCTATGAATTTTTATAGAGGTGACATTGTAGATTTTGAACTGAATAACGGACTTTCCAAAGAAGCGGTCATTCTGTCCGTTCATGATAATTATTCATCTGTTGTGGTTTTGTGTGATAAGGAAAAGTCATACATAGTGAATTGCCGGGGGATGAAATACACGGATCCCGGAATGGTTCAGTATGTATTCAACGATAAGATCACAGGGTTTGTCAGAAGCATGTCTGATCAGGAATATGCGGATATTATGCAGGCGGTTGTGGATTCACTTGGATATGAAGCACCGGAGCAGGTGAAAAAAGCTGAAGTGAAGGAAGCAGCACCTGAAGAATTCATTCCACCTGTTGCTGTTGATGGGCCTTTTAACATTGCTTTTCGTGAAGAAATGGCACAGATAAAGGCAGAAAGAAATGTATACAAAGAACTGTATGAAAACCTGATCAACAGCATGATTGCAAAATAGGAAGGTGTTGAACTATGGCAGATGTGAAATGGATAAAAATCACCACTGACATATTTGATGATGAAAAAATACTTTTGATTGAAAACTTGCCTGATGCATATGCCATTATTACAGTTTGGTTCAAGCTTCTATGCCTTGCAGGGAAACAGAACAACAGCGGTGTATTCATGATGGGGCAAATTGCCTATACAGATAAAATGCTTGCAACTATCTTCAGGATGAAGGAAGCCACTGTTACCATGGCACTTCAGACTTTTGAACAGTTTGGGATGGTGGAAATCATTGATGGTGTTATCACTATCCCAAACTGGAACAAGCATCAGACTTTGGATGCATATGAGAAGAAAAAAGAGCGTGACAGACTATATCAGCAGGAAAGAAGGGCGGCGCAGAAAGCCTTGATTTCTGGTACTTCTGAAAAATCGTCTGACATATCGTCTGACAGTAAAGAGACACAATCGTCTTATGTCGTTGTTTCAGATAAAGAAGAAGAAAAAGAAATAAATATAGATAAAGAGAATAAAGAGAATGTCACCTGCAAGCAGGTGGTTGACCTTTTCCATTCCATCTGTACTTCATATCCTTCTGTCAAAACACTGTCTGAAGCACGTAAGAAGGCTATAAAAGCACGACTGAAGGCATACAGCATTGATGATTTCAGGACACTGTTTGAAAAGGCTGAAGCTTCTGCATTCCTGAAGGGATCCAATGATTGGAACTGGACAGCAAACTTTGATTGGCTGATCAAGGATACAAATATGGCAAAGGTCATTGATGGAAATTATGACAACAAAGGAAGAACAGAGCAGGTTCCTTCTTACATGAAGAATAAAGGCAGCTTTTATGGTTTTGAACAAAGAAATTATGATTATACAGCGTTGGAAAAGCAGCTTACAGAAAACAGTGGTGATGATCCCTGATTTTGCAGCAAGGAAAGAACGGTTACAAAAAAGGTTAGCTGAAAAATATGGAAAGGGGAAGAAGAATGAAAGCAATAAATTACTTGAAGCAGATCAAATTCATGGATTCAAGAATTGACATCAATCAGCAGGAACTGGAAAGCCTGACTGCACTTGCTACAAAGACAACATCTGTCATGGGTGGTGAACGTGTACAATCATCAGGATCACAGCAGAAAATGGCTGATTGTGTTGTAAAGATCGTTTCTTTGCAGGATCAGATCACAAAGGAAATTGACAGCTTTATAGACTACAAGCAGGATGTGATCAGAATGATTCAGAATGCCTGTGATGCTGACTGCATCAAGCTTTTACATAAAAGGTACTTTCAGTATAAGACATGGGAGCAGATAGCGGTAGAAATGGATTTCACATATAAGTGGGTTTCATGTGGGTTACATCAAAAAGCTTTATCACAGCTTCAGAGGAAGCTTGATGAAATATATGGGAAGGACGGTACATGAAAATGACACTTGATGAAGCAATCAAACACGCAAAGGCAAAAGCCAAGGAACAGAGATATTATGCGAAATTCGAGCATAACAGAATGATGTATCAATCCTTGCTACAGATGTGACAGCAGACAGACCAATGCCGACAGGATAAGGAATATGTCGGATGAAGAATTGACAGAGTTTATTACAGGACTTAGCAAACATTGTCTTGCTGGTATTGGTAAATGCGATTGTAGTGCATATAAAACTTGTGATAATTGCAATGTGGAAGTTAAGAAATGGCTTCAATCAGAAGCAGAATAGGAGAGAAAGAGAATATGAAGTATATAAGCAATGCAAAATATGGAGATCCTGTTGAAACAGGAACTATCTACAGAGGTGACAACAAAAGATTAGATATATGTGTTCACACGCTATACGGCTGCGGAGAAACACTATATATGAATTGTCAGGCATTAAATATCCGTGATAGAAAATTAAACAGTACATCTGTGATAGCTGCTATAAATGAAGCTCAATCATTAGTGAAACAGGAACTTGATTTACTTAGCAAGGAACTTAATACCATATTGAATAGTGATATTGAAATATCAAGGTATTAGAAAGGAGAGAGTATGAAGAGAGTTGAATCGGAACCAGGAACAATAGTGTTTAAAAGTAAGAAACGACATGTATCGTTTGCTTTTGGAATAGGTAAACGCTGGGGAATAAATTTGGGAGCAGAATATTATGAGGCTTGGGATTGGCACCATTTTGTCATAGGATTTACAATAATTAAATTTTTTGCTGCGTTTAGAGTAAATTGGCGAATTTTTGGAGAAGGTTACGACAGAGACGAAATGTACTTTGGAATGTACGACTGAAAGGAGAGAATATGGAAGATAGATATTTATTCAAGGCAAAAAGACTTGATAACGGAGAATGGGAAATTGGTAGTCTAATTGCATTGCCAACAGGAGAATATGAGATTTCAAACAGATGTAATAACCCACCAGATAGCGACCCTATGTGGAATAAAGTAGTAATTACACACAAAGTAGACCCATCTACTGTTTGCCAATGCACCGGGCTGAAAGATACAAACGGCACTCTGATCTGGGAGAATGATATTATGGTTGCGCACTTAGATGAGAATTACCCGGAAGATGAGACTTATATAAGAATTTTGTGGCACGGAAGTGGATTTTGTTCAAAAGAAAATGGGAACATAGATATAATGCCATTTGATAAATTTGACCAAGAACATTTTGAAGTGTGTGGCAACATATTTGATAATCAAGAGTTATTAGAAAGCGAGGGATAATATGACGGAGATTGAAGCAATAGAAGCAATACAGTTTGATTTAAAAATAGGCGGTGAAATACATTCTCAGGTATTGCTTGATGCTATTGATGTGGCAATACAGGCACTTGAAGAAGTGCAACAGTACCGTGCAATCGGCACGCCGGAAGAATTACAGGATATGAAAAGAAATTATTTTGAAGCATTAAGTGATTGGCGTCAATATCGCAAGATTGGGACTTTGGAAGAGTGCCGGACTGCAGTGGAGAAACAGACGGCAAGGAAAGGAATAAGAGAAAAGATAAAGGAAGGATACAATAGAGGAATGCATCACTATTATTGTCCTGTTTGTTACGAGAAGGGAGATTTAAGGAACAAGTGTAATGTTGGTTTATATTGCAGTGACTGTGGTCAAAAATTAGATTGGAGTGATGAAAATGAGATTGATTGATGCCGATACTTTGATCAAAGATTTAAGCTATTTATACACAAAAAATCATATTCCTGTTGATATGAGAGCAAGAGAAACATTATCAACAGTTATGGAGCAACCAACAGCTTATGATGTAGATAAGGTTGTAGAACAGTTGGAAAATGAGCGAAAGTTTTGGGAGAATGCATACGACAGTAATTTAGGAAAAGAGAAAGCGAGAAGTTATGAACATGCAATCGGGATTGTGAAAGCAGGCGGTATTGTCAGCAATCAGGACAACATGGATGAAAGAAGGTAATGATATGGGAGCATATGAAATACTTGAAAAATACATAGATTCAATGGGTGAAAAGGAATTTATAGATAAATTGACACCTGCTGAGCAGGTTTTATACAAATGTCAATTAAGGGATACGATTTCATTTAAGCTGTTTTATTTACATGAAAAGATCATTGAATTTGCACATTTACTTGTGAAATTTATAAAGAAAGGGTGTTTATTCCTATAAATCTATGATAATTTATAAAGTGAAAAAGGTGTTTAAAGGCATTGTCCACAGTGGCAGTGCCTTTTTTCATGCCTGCCGGGGTGCTGTTTCTCCTACCCGGTGGGCTTTTATATTGTAAGGTGGTGATTGTGATGGCTAAACTTACAGCCAAGCAGCAAAGGTTCTGTGATGAATACCTTATAGACCTTAATGCAAAACAGGCTGCAATAAGGGCAGGATATTCACCAAATACAGCAGAACAACAGGCATCAAGAATGTTAAGAATTGTCAAGGTTCAAAACGAGATCGCAAGAGAAATGGCAGAACGATCAAAAAGAACCGGAATCAATCAAGACAGGGTGCTGATGGAAATTGCAAAGATGGCATTCGTGAACATAGATGATGTAATTGATCTTGACACTGCACAGGTAAAGCAGACAGCAACAAAGGATGATCTTGCCTGCATTCAGTCAGTAAAGATTAAGCCTACAGAATTCGGAACAGAAAGAGAAGTCCGGCTATGCGATAAAAAGGCAAATCTTGAACTGTTAGGAAAGCATCTTGGTATGTTCAAAGACAAGGTTGAACTGGATGCAGACATGGAACTGAACATAAGCATTGATTATGGTGATGAAGAATGATGGAAGATAAGACCGTTGATATTTTAGGAACGCTATACACAATACATTTTGATGTACCGGATGAAAAGATGCCGGAAGGTGCTGATGGTTGCATGGATCAGAGCATTCATACAATCAAAATAGCAGAATTTGAATCTGACAGAAATTCTGTGATGGATTTGGATTCATACAGAAAAAAGGTGTTAAGGCATGAAATTATCCATGCTTTTTTATATGAATCAGGCATGTGGAATAACAGCGGAAGCACAAACTGTTGGGGAATGGATGAAACAATCACTGATTGGATCGCTATTCAGTCACCAAAACTGTTCAGGGCATTCCAAGAAGCTGATTGCTTATGAACATAAGTGTTCAAATGAATCCATGCTTTAAAGAAGTAGACAGGAGCCGGAAGCGGTACATTGTCATGAAAGGATCAGCCGGATCCGGAAAATCTGTTGATACTGCACAGAATTACATCTTGCGACTGATGCAGGATAAAGGCAGGAACCTTGTCTGCATTCGTAAATCAGATATAACAAACAGAGATAGCACCTTTGCAGAACTGACCGGGGCTATATACCGGATGTTCGGTGACAAGGCTGATCTGTACTGGCAGATCAATATGTCACCACTGAAGCTTACCTGCCGGGCAAATGGCAATCAGATCATATTCAGGGGAATGAATGATGATAAGCAGCGTGAAAAGCTGAAATCAATCACGTTCCAACGTGGAAAGCTTACAGATGTATGGTGTGAGGAAGCAACAGAACTGACACAGGCTGATCTTGAAATCATTGATGACCGTTTGCGTGGTGAACTTCCTGAAGGACAATTTTATCAGATCAGAATGACCTTCAATCCGGTGAATAAGAATCACTGGATCAAGAAGGTCTTTTTTGATATCCCTGATCAAAACGTACTGACACACCACAGCACATATCTTGGCAATAGATTCATAGATGATGCCTACAGGCAGCGTATGGAAAGAAGAAAGATTGTTGATCCTGAAGGCTATCAGATATACGGTCTTGGTGAATGGGGAGAAATTGGCGGTCTGATCCTGCATAATTGGGAAATTGGTGAGTGTTCCAAGAATCCTGCTGACTATGATGATTTTGCTATTGGTCAGGACTTTGGTTTCAATCACGCAAATGCAATTCTTCCGCTAGGTATCAAGGATGATGTGATCTATATCACGAAAGAAATCTATGTATTTGAGAAAGACACAGCTGAAATCATAGAACTTGCAAAGGACATTGATGTCCCTACCAAAAAGCAAATGTGGTGTGATTCCGCAGAGCCGGACAGAATCAAGATGTGGCAGAAGGCAGGCTATAGGGCAAGAGGCGTTGACAAAGGCGGTTCACAGGGATCTGTGAAGGCACAGATTGATTATCTGAAGCAGCACCGGATTGTTGTTGATCCATCTTGTGTGAATACCATCAAGGAATTGCAGCAATGGAAGTGGAAGCATGACGAAAAGACAGGAGAATACTTGGATGAACCTGTTCCATTCCAAGATGATGCAATGGCTGCCTTGCGTTATGGTGTTGAAGGATGGAGAAAGCAGAAGAAATGGATGTACTAAAGATGCAGATGTGTGTGAAACACCACCTGCCGAAACGTAAGAAAGGAAATAAGTAAATGCTGTCAACTGAAGAAATAAAGCAATTTATAACAGATGATTCAACTTCAGAAAAGAAGGCTTTTGCAAGAAAAGGTCAGGCATACTATGAAGGTGATCATGATATAAAACAGTACAGGCTATTCTATTACAATGCAGATGGTGGACTTGTAGAAGATAAGACGAGAAGCAACATCAAGATTCCCCATCCATTCTTCACTGAATTGGTTGATCAGGCTGTGCAGTATATTCTTTCCGGCAAAGATGGATTTATCAAATCTGACAATCCTGAACTTCAGGCAGAACTTGATTCATATTTCAATGATAACGAGGATTTCACCGCTGAACTGTCAGAGGTAATCACAGGCTGTCAGGCAAAAGGTTTTGAATACATGTATGCATACAAAAATGAATACAATAGGCTGTCATTCATGTGTGCTGACAGTATTGGTGTTGTTGAAGTCCGGGATAAGGACACAGATGATGGTTGCACTTATGTGATCTATTGGTACATTGACCGGATAGACAAAGGCAATAAGAAGATCAAGCGGATTCAGGTGTGGGATGCTGAAACAGTATATTACTATGTTCAGAGTAATGATGGTGAAATCAAGAAAGATGATGCTGAAAAAATCAATCCAAAACCACATACATTGTACAAAAAGGAAGGGGATGCAGCTATCTATTACAAAGGATTCGGCTTCATTCCTTTCTTTCGTTTGGATAACAACAAAAAGCAGTTTTCAAGCCTGAAAACAGTCAAGGATCTGATTGATGATTATGATCTGATGGCATCAAGCCTTTCCAATAACCTTGTTGATTTTGACACACCGATTCATGTTGTGAAAGGATTCCAGGGTGACAACCTTGATGAACTTCAAACAAACCTGAAAACAAAGAAAATCATAGGTGTTGATGAAGATGGTGGTGTGGAAGTCAAGACAGTTGATGTGCCATATCAGGCGAGAGAAGCAAAGCTGAATCTTGATGAAAAGAATATCTATCGTTTTGGAATGGGCTTGAATACAGCCGGGCTGAAGGACACAGCAGCCACAACCAACATTGCAATCAAGGCTGCATATTCACTTCTTGATCTGAAGTGTTCCAAGCTTGAAATCAGACTGAAGCAGTTTTTGCGGAAGATCATCAAAGTTGTCATTGCAGAAATCAATGATCAGAATGGCACTGATTATCAGATGAAGGATGTCTATATTGATTTTGAGCATGAAATCATGTCAAATGCACAGGAGAATGCGCAGATCAAGCTGACAGAAGCACAGGCAAAGCAGGCTGAAATCAACACACTGCTTTCACTTGCTGCACAGCTTGACAATGAAACACTGATGCAGCTGATCTGTGATCAGCTTGACATTGACTATGAGGATATCAAAGACAAGCTTCCTAATCCTGATGAAGCATACAACGCAGCACAGGATGCACAGAATGTATTGAATGGTGTTGTGACAGAAGGTGATGCTGTAAATGAATAAAAGGCAAAAGGAAATACAGCAATCATTCCTTGATAATGAAAAAGCGGTCCTGAAGAAACTTGAAGCAAACTATCAGGATGCCATTTTTGAAATCAATGATAAGATTGAAAAATTGATGGCAAGGGATGATGCAAATCTACAAAATGTTATATACCAAGTAGAATATCAGAAGGCATTGAAGAAGCAGGTTGAAGGTATTCTTGAATCATTGCATTCAAATGAATTTACAACTGTTTCTGAATACCTTACAAAAGCATATGAGGATGGCTTTATTGGAACCATGTATGACATGCAAGGGCAGGGAATACCAATTGTAGTACCTATTGACCAGAAACAGGTTGTGATTGCCATACAGCACGAAACAAAACTTTCTGAAGGCTTATATGCAGCACTTGGAAAAGATACAAGCAGATTATCCAAGCAGATCGCAGCGGAAATCAGCCGGGGGATCTCAAATGCTGCAACTTATGGAGAAATAGCAAGGAACATTGCAAGCTTTTCCAACATCCCTAAAAACAATGCTGCAAGGATTGCCCGGACAGAAGCACATCGAATTCAGAACAAGGCCACAGCGGATGCGCAGTGGAAGGCAAAGGAAAAAGGTGCGGATGTGGTCAAGCAGTGGGATTCCACACTTGACGGAAGGACAAGGGATTCCCACAGGAAGCTTGACGGACAGATCCGGGAACTGGATGAACCGTTTGAAGTAAATGGCATGACAGCCATGCAGCCGGGGGATTTTGGTGATCCTGCTGAAGATTGCAATTGCAGATGTGCGCTGCTTCAGCGTGCAAGATGGGCTTTAGGAGAAGATGAACTAAACACATTGCAAGATAGAGCTGCATTCTTTGGATTGGATAAGAATGAAGATTTTGAAGATTTTAAGGAAAAGTATTTACATTTACCGGAAAATGCTGATAAAATTAAAACAGATACATTACCAAAGCCTACAGGTTCAGAAAATCCAACGTATGATGCTTTTTTCAAGACACTGAATAATAGGCTGAAAGTTGCATATAATGCCGTAGAGAACCATAAAAAGAAAATGACACCTGATGATATTATTGAAGCATTATCCGGCGGTGATCTCACAAGCGGATCATGTGCATCCTTGGGATTAGCATATATTGGTCAAAAACAAGGATGGAATGTAATAGATTATCGTGGTGGCGAAAGTCAAAGTTTCTTTTCAAATGGATTTAACCTGATGCAGTTATCACAAACAGATGGGTTGAAAGTGTTAACCGCAGAAGGAAAAGCTGCATTGACTGTTGGAAACAGATTATTGAAACAATGTGAAGCAGGAAAAGAATACTATTTGTGTGTTGGGCGGCACGCTTCTATTGTGAGAAAGTTGGAAGATGGTAAGCTGCAATACTTAGAACTGCAATCTGCAAGAAACAGCGGTTGGACGGACTTTAACACCAACCCAAGATTCACATTGAGCAATAGATTTGGATGCAGTTCAAATCTACCATCTGTAGGTGATTTCATGATAGATATTGATGATTCTGAGTTTAAAACTGATGATTTCAAGCAACTGTTGGGATATATAAATACTGCCGGATCAGAGCAGAAGAAAGGGAAATATGGCACAGTCAAGTAATTTTGTGAAAAACAATCCTGATGATAAGATATGGTGGGTGGATGATCCTGAAACTAAAGGTGAATGGTTATTCAGCTTTGATAAAGAGCGCATATTTAATATGTTCCATGACTATCCACATGAACTGACACCGGAACAGAAAAAGATATTTGATGAAGAAAATCCCTATTGGGCTGACTTCTTCAGTGACAGAAATTAAAAGCACTTTGCAGCAGATGCAGGGTGCTTTTTTAATGCGTGGCAACCTAGGTGGTTAAAGGTGGTTTAATTCCACCTGCTGACATAGCCCGGCAGCAAGGGTTCAGCCGTTGGCATATACGATAATATGCAAATTTAATACTATAACAAAGGCAGTCAATAGGCTGCCTTTTTATATGCAAAAAATGAAAGGAAGGTGAATGATATGGATATTTCAACAATGGGAACAGTGCTTGCAATCGTGGTGATCACTTATCTGATTGGACTTGCAGCAAAGCGCATGAATGCAATTGATGATGAATGGATTCCTGTGATTGTAGGTGTATCAGGTGGCATTCTTGGTGTGATTGGAATGTATGTGATCCCTGATTTCCCGGCGCATGACATTCTGAATGCGATTGCAGTCGGTATTGTGTCCGGACTGGCATCAACAGGTGTAAATCAGGCATACAAACAGCTGAAAGGATGAAGATAATCATGGATATATCACAAAACGGAATCAACCTGATCAAGAAGTATGAAGGATGCAGGCTGAAAGCGTATAAACCTGTTGCTACAGAAAAATACTTCACAATCGGTTATGGCCACTATGGGGCAGATGTAAGGCATGGAATGACGATTACACAGGCACAGGCTGATGCATTTTTGAAAAAGGATTGTGCAGCATCTGTGAAGGCTGTCAATGCGCTTGGTAAGCCATTCAATCAGAATCAGTTTGATGCGCTTGTGTCCTTCTGCTACAATTGCGGATCCGGCAACCTGAAAAGTCTTTGCAATGGCAGGACCATTGATCAGATTGGTGACAAAATCATTCTGTACAACAAAGCAGGTGGAAAGGTTCTGAATGGTCTTGTGAAGCGTAGGAAAGAAGAACAGGCACTGTATAAAAAGGCATGTGCAGCTGCTTCAGCTTCAGTTCAGTATTATCCGAAGTATACCGGGAATACAGACAGCATTGTCAGAGCATTGCAGGATCTGAAGATTGACAGCAACATCAACTTCAGAAAGAAGATTGGTGCTGCAAACGGCATCAATAATGTTGGTACAGCGGAAGGAAACACAAGAATGTTGATTCTGCTGAAGCAAGGAAAATTGAAAAAAGCATAAAAGCATCCTTTCTGAAAACAGGGTGCTTTTTATATGTCCAAATATCGGCTTATGACGTGAAAACTGTGCCAAATACATCCCTATGATATGGATATAAAACTGTCATGCATGTTGGAAGTTTCCGGCATGGGAAAGGAACAAACTATGAAATTAGAGGAATTGTTAGGTGCAGATCTGTATGCACAGGTAAAAGCAAAACTGGATGAAGCCAATGCAAAGGAGCCGGACAAGCTGAAGCATGTGAGATATGCGGATCTGTCTGAAGGTGAATATGTCAGCAAAGGAAAATATGATTCAGAAATTGAAAAACTGAACAACTTGCTTTCCGGCAAAGATACAGAACTGACAACAGCAAATAATCTGATCGCAGATCTGAAGAAAGGTACCAAAGGCAATGAAGAATTGCAGGGCAAGATCACAGGCTATGAAACACAGGTTGCTGATCTTCAGAAACAGCTTCAGGAAACAAAGGTCAAATCAGCAATCAAGGTTGCGCTGCTGTCTGAAAAGGCTGTTGATGTCGATTATCTGACATTCAAGCTGAATGAAAAACTGAAGGAAAAGGGCGAAACCTTAGAACTTGATGAAAACGACAACATTAAGGGTTGGGCTGACAAGCTTTCCGGTTTGAAAACGCAGTTTCCGACAATGTTTGAATCCGGCTCAAAGGGTGGTGATGGATATAAACCTTTGGGTGACGGAAAAATTCCAGGAACAGAAGGGGATCGTGGAAGAACAGACCCCAAAGATCTTGCTGAAGCACTTCAGCAGCAGTTTGAAGCAACAACAAAATAAGAAAGGTTAAAAAGGTGAATTATTATGGCTATGACATTAGCAGAAATGAAAGTCGGCATGGCTGACAAGGTTTCACAGCAGATTGTGGACATCTTCTTAAGGAAATCTGAAATCCTTCAGATGCTTCCGTTTGATAACTGTGTATCTCCATCAGGCGGTGGAAGCACATTGACATATTCTTATGTGCAGAAGAAGCTTCCGGCAACTGCTTCATTCAGAAAGTTAAACAACGATTACACGGCATCACAGGCAACCGTTGAGCAGAAGACAGCCAATCTGAAGATTTTCGGCGGCGCTTTCGAGATGGATCGTGTTCTGAAGCAGGCTGAAGGTCGCTATAACAACATGGCATATCAGTTCGAAGAGAAAATCAAAGCTGCAATTTCTCTTTTCCATTACACACTGATCAATGGAAACAGCACAACAGCAGAGGATGAATTTGACGGACTCGACAAGATGCTTGCAGGTACAACTTCAGAGTTTAACACCGGGGAGGGATCTGCAATCGATCTTTCCAACATGGCAAAAGTGAAGGAAAACATGGATCAGTTCTATGAGATGCTTCAGAATCTGATTAAGAAAACCAATGCAGATGCGCTTCTGATGAATACCGACATGATCAGCAAGGTACAGACCATTGCAAGACTTCTTGGCTATAAGACCGAGACAGAGGAAGCATTTGGAAAGAGAGCAGTATCAATGGATGGTGTTCGCTTCATGGATCTTGGAAACCACTATACTGTATCAGAATCAGTTGCAACAGCAAATTCTTGCGTTAAGGCAGGCATTAGTAGAAATATTGGTGCATCTTCCGCAGCTGTATCGGGATTAACCGACATCTATGCGGTTAAGTTTGATGTAAACGAAGGATTCCATGCTGCATCACTGACCGGATCAAGTGCAATCACTTCTTATGTTCCTGACTTTACACAACCAGGCGCAGTTAAGAAGGGTGAAGTCGAGATGGTTGCAGCAACCGTTCTTAAGAACACAGCAAATGCAGGTGTACTTCGCAACATCAAGATTGCGTAGTCAAATATGGAACTTTAAAGGGATGCGATTGCATCCCTTTTTTTGAAAGGAAAAGGTGAAGAAACATGGAATATAAAGTGGAAGTTACTACCAATCCCGATTTTTGCGGAGTTGATGCCGGCGGCGTACAGTTCGCACACGGTGAAGCTGTTATAACAGATGCAAGAATGGCTTCTTGGTTTCAGGAGCACGAAGGATATTCTGTTGAAGTAGTTAGCAATGGGAATACAAGCACTTCTCCATTCTCTGGTATGAAGGTTGATGAATTAAAGACATATGCAGCAGATCATAATATTGATCTTGGAGAAGCAACCAAAAAGGATGATATTATTTCCATAATTAGTTCTGCTAATGCGTAACAGGTGGTGATGTCATATGATTATGACCGTTGAAAAACTGAAAACATTCATCAAAACGACTGAACCGGATGAAGTGCTTGAAGCAAAACTTCAGGCACTGGAAATCCTGATCAGAAAGCATACCAACAACAATTTTCAGAAACGTGGCATCCGGGCATCCTGTCAGGTGATGGCTGAAAAGCTGTATACAGATTATCCATATTTTAAAGTGGGTGATACTATTCAGATTTCTGAATCAATCTTCAATGATGGGATATATGTCATTCAGTCAATAGAAGATCACATGATCACACTGGATAAGGACCTGCTTGATGAATCAACAGTCCTTGTGACAAAGGTTGAATATCCGGTTGATGTGCAGATGGGTGTTGTAAATATGCTGAAGTGGGATTTGGAGAACCGTGAGAAAGTAGGAATACAGTCAGAAACGATTTCAAGGCATTCTGTGACGTATTTCAATATGGATGGTGACAATTCTGCACTTGGTTATCCAAAGAGCCTGACAGGGTTCTTGAAGCCTTACATGAAAGCGAGGTTTTAAGGATGATTGGTGGAAATACTTCAATTCAGATGCAGATCAGCACTACCACAAAGAATGCAATCGGTGAAGGTGTGAAAGCATGGGAAACAGTGCAGACAATTCATGGATGGCTTGACCTGCAATCAGGTGAAAGCGGTTATCAGAATTTCAATACAAAGATTCAGGAATCAACGCATGTTTTTGTTTCTGATTATGTTGCCTTGGATGCATCCATAAAAGCTGAAAACAGCCGGGTTGTTGATGAAGATGGTCTTATATATGATGTAATGCTGATTGATGATCCTATGAAGATGCACAAGCAGCTTGAAATCTATCTGAAGTATGCAGGGGGGCAGTAATATGTCTGTACAGTTTACGGATAATAGCGTGAAGGTCAAAGCGGCCCTGAATGAAGCTGTGACAGCATACCTTTATGAAGCAGCCGGGGAACTTGAAGCACAAACCAAAAGAAACATGCCGGCCGGCCAATGGTACGCACAGCAAAAAGGACAATGGACATATGTTGTGGATGAATCAAAACAGGAAGCGGTTGTTGGAAATCCCATGGAACAAAGCTTATGGACTGAACTTGGAACAGGTGAACATGCCCTGCATGGTGATGGAAGAAAAGGCTATTGGGTATATGTGAAAGATTCAGGCGGTTCATCATCTTCAACAGGTGGCAAGCAATACACACTGTCAGAAGCAAAAAGAACTGTTGCCATGATGCGTGCTGAAGGAATTGAAGCCTATTATACCAAAGGACAGACAGCAAAAAGACCGCTGTTTAATGCCTTTACATCCCTGAAATCAGCATTGATCCGAAGGGCAGAAGAAGTTTTGAAAGCGAGGATGGGAGATTGAGTGAAGAAGCGTTGAAAATCATATCTGATGCAATGTCAGAAATGGGTTTGAATTATCAATTTATGGAATGGAATTCAAAGCCTGCCTATCCTTATTTCACAGGTGAATATCAAGAAACAGAGCCAATGAATGAAGATGGTATGCAGGAAACAACATTCATCCTGACAGGGCATTCAAGGGGCGCCAGGCTTGTGTTAGAAGAAGCAAAGAAGAAAATAAAAGAATACTTTCCCATGGTGGAAGGAAAAACAGTCATTACTGATTCAGGATCGGCAGTGGCTATTTTTTATGCAAACAGTTCCCCGGTTCCTTCAGTAGTTGGGGATTTGAAAAAGATACAAATAAACTTAGCAATTAAAGAATGGAGTGTGAATTGAAATGAGAAAATCAGGTATTAACAGCAACACACCTAAAGATTTCCTGCTTGGTGCAGGTGTCGTTTTCAAAAACTTCAAGTATGTTTACAGCAAAGTTGAAGATGAAACGGAAGGCGCGTTGCAGGTGGTGGCAGATGGCACAGTTGAAACAGATAAAACTATTCAGATCAGCAAACTGACACCGGGTGTTTCATTTATTGGTTTGGCAAGCACTTATTCATCACCTACTGTTGGTGATTATGTGGTTGGTGCATGGACTGATGATGAAGATCATGTCCTTGGTGCAACAAATGGCGGTAACAAACTTTCTATCATCCCGGAGATCACACCGATTGAAGTAGATGGCGCAGTTGTAGAAATCAAGGGCCTGAATCAGAAAACAGGTGAAACAGGCACACTGGAAGTCAACCTTGCGCAGCACACGGTTGAATCCCTTAAACGTGCCATTGTCGGCAAGGTAGTAGACAGTCTGATCAAAGGCTATACACAGATCGAAACAAAGTCACTGATTGACTTGAGTGATTATCTTGACAATGTATCTTTTGTGGGAACTATGACAGACGGAACAGAGATCATTGCAATCATGGAAAACGCAATCTGTTCTTCAGGTCTTGAACTGGATAATAAGAACAAGGAAACATCTGTGTGTGCAACAACATTCAAGGCAACAGCAGACTTTGCAGGCGGTGTATTTGACAAACTGCCTATCTATATTTTCTATCCAAATAAAAAAACATCATAAGAAAGGAACATAACCTATGAGCAAAGCAATTGAAGAAGCAAAAAATGAAGAATCAGTTGAAGAAGTAATTGAAAGACCGTACACATTGCGGAAATTCAAAGATGGTGATCTTTTCAGGCTGCTTCAGATCCTGAAGAAAATCGGTATTAAGGACTGTAAGGAAGCATTCATCCAGGTTGCTTCCGGTGAAAAGACAATTAAGCAGATTGGCATTCTTGCTTCCTTTGATCTTGCAGACATCCTTATTGGAAATCTTGCGAAGGTTGAAAATGAAGTATATGACCTTTATTCAGACATGTCCGGGATCCCAGTAGATGATATGAAGGAAATGGAATTCGGTACACTGCCACTTATGATCTATGATTCATTCAGTGAGGTTAAAAACACGGCTTTTTTCAAGGTGCTTTCCAAATTGCTTTAGTAGGTGAATATGAATTCATGGATTTGCTGTATTCGAGGTACAGCAATCCACTTGAATTCATGCGCCTGTATATCAATCAAGGGCGGTTTGGAGAGTTTGTGGCAGAAATTCTTGAAATGGATGCAAAACGCAAACAGGAAGAAGCTGACAAAGACAATGAACAGAAAATGTGGGAAATGTATCTGCACAGTATGGCAGACAAATCTTTCAATGACTGGAAAAAGGATGTATTGAGTAATAGCAACAGCAATCAGAAACCTGTTTCACTCTCAATGAATGATGATCAGGTGGAAGATGCAAAACAGAAAGCAAGGGGGATTTTGAAAAACTTTTCCCCTCTATAAGAGTACATAACATTCGGGATACCGGATGTTTTTTTATATAAAAAAGAAAGGGGGTATCCCTTCAAAATGGAATTATTTAAGCTTTTAGGAACTGTTGCGATTGAAAATAGTGAAGCGAACAATGCCATTGATGAAACAACAGGAAAAGCGGAAAGAGCGCAAGGGAAACTAGGCAAAGCACTAGGGAAGATAGGAAGCGCAGCTGTAAAGGTAGGGGCGGTCGCAGGCGCAGGAATTGCAGCTGTTGCAACAGGAATAGGTGCTTTGACAAAGCAGGCAATTGGTGAATACTCAAATTACGAACAGCTTGTTGGTGGTGTTGAAACTCTATTCAAAGACAGCAGTGATAAAGTTGTTAAGTATGCAAATGATGCATATAAAACAGCCGGCCTTTCTGCAAATGAGTACATGGACACTGTTACAAGTTTTTCCGCATCACTTCTTCAAGGTTTGGGCGGTGATACTGACAAGGCAGCGGAAATTGCAAATCAGGCTATAGTTGATATGTCCGACAATGCAAACAAGATGGGAACAGATATGGCTTCCATTCAAAATGCTTATCAGGGATTTGCAAAGCAGAACTACACCATGCTTGACAACTTGAAACTTGGTTATGGTGGTACTGCATCAGAGATGGCAAGGCTTATCAATGATTCCGGTGTGCTTGGTGACACAGTAGAAGTGACAGCTGATACAGTCAATGATGTGTCATTCGATAAAATCATTGAAGCAATCCATGTTATTCAAGACAATATGGACATCACAGGAACCACAGCAAAGGAAGCATCTACAACTATTCAGGGATCTATAGGAATGATGCAATCAGCGTGGACAAACTTCCTGACAGGCATGGCAGATCCTGATCAAGATTTTGATGCGCTTCTTGGCAACTTGGTTGATTCCGTTGTTACCGTTGCGGATAACCTTATCCCACGAATTACAGCCACGCTTCCAAGGATTGTGCAGGGAATTTCAAAGTTGATTCAATCACTTGCACCGCATGTTCCTGAAATACTTAATGACTTAGTTCCGGCTATTGTCAGCGGTGCTATTGAATTAGTGAATCAAGTAGTGGATGCGCTGCCACAGCTGCTTCAGATATTGCTTGATGTACTACCACAGCTTATAGAAGGACTTGTTGAAATATTCAATGGAATTATAAACGCACTGCCACAATTGATTGAAATGCTTATTGCAGCACTTCCGGCATTACTTCCGTTGCTGATAAAGGGCGGTGTACAGTTAGTCGCAGGAATCGTTGGATCACTTCCGCAGATTTTGATGGCATTAGTTGCAGCAATGCCACAGATTGTCATGGAACTTGCAGCAGAATTTGCAAAAGCATTTCCAAATTTCACAAAAGCTATAGGAGATCTTTTTGGATCAATCGGTGATGTGGTTAAAAATGCATGGAATACTGTCACAAATGCTGTACAGGTTGGAATCATGTTTATTGCAGAACTGATTCATGCAGGTAATGAACTAATAACATTACCATTCAGATTCATTTGGGAAAACTGCAAAGAATACATTCTTCCTGTATGGGATGAAATCAAAAATGCTGTTTCAAATGCAATTGATAACATCAAAACAGTAATCGTCAATATATGGAATGATATAAGCGAGCCGATTTCTAATGCTTTTAATAAACTCAAAGAAATTGTTGGAAACAAATTTGACAGTATAAAAACAAGTATTTCTAATGGTATAGATGCTGCAAAAAACGCTGTATTCAATACGCTTGGCAAAATAAAAGACAAGTTTGGGGAAATCTTTGAAAATGCAAAAAACATAGTTGGTAATGCAATTGAAAAAATAAAATCATTCTTTCACTTTGAATGGTCGTTACCAAACCTGAAGATGCCACATCCGAAAATGGAAGGAAAGTTCAGTCTGAATCCACCAGAAGTACCACATTTCAGTATTGACTGGTACAAGAAAGCTATGGATGATCCTATGATCATGGATCAGCCGACAGCATTCGGAATCAACAGATCGGGTCAGATCATGGCAGGTGGTGAAGCCGGATCAGAAGTGGTCAGCGGTACGGATACTCTTATGGGAATGATCAAAGGTGCTGTATCGTCAAACGGAATTTCAAAAGAAGATCTGTACAGCACGATTGTAGAAGCACTGATCTATGTCATGAAAAACTATGGCTTGAATTTGCTGCTTGGTATTGATGCTGATACAAATGCAATGTTCAAAAATGTTGTCTTAAAAAATAACGAATTCAAAAAAATGCATGGCGGTCAGTCAGCATTTGCATAACAGGTGGTCAAGATGTATGAAGGATACAGAATAAAAATAAACGGAATTACAGTTTCTAATTTGATGATAGCGAAAGGTAGCTATTCATTGAAAAAAGCTGATAGAATCATTGATTCTTGGAATGATGCTGATGATGTGGAACATGTTGTTGCTATGCAAAATAAGCGTGTAACTATTACTTTCCGATTGAGAAAGCACAAGTTGTCAGAACATGCTGCTTTTGCAAGCCTGACAGCAAAAACACTGAAAGTGCCTGTTGAATATTATGATGATCAAGCACAGTCATATATATCAGGTACTTTCAGGATGAAGGAAGTAACATTTTCTCATGACAATGCAGCCGGGAATTCTATCAACTACAGTGAAACAGAAATACAGCTTACGGAATGTTAAGGTGATCATATGCTGAAAGTAGGGAATAAAGTAAAAAGCGCATATTTTGATGAAAGTGAGAACAAACATCTTGTAGTTACTTTTCCGGAGATCAATCTGACATTAAAACACAGTCAGATCAAAAAGGAATCTATGGAAATAAATGAAGCTATTCTGGATCAGGAAAGCATTGAATTTGTCGGCTGTATTGCATCACAATTCAAGCTTCAGATCAGCAGCATCAAGAAAAAGCTGAAGGGCAAGAAAATAGAGGTATCTATATACACTGATTCAACATCCGATAAGCCTGTAAAGCTGTTTAGTGGCTTTGTAGATTCTGATGAACGGACAGGGAACAAGAGATCAAAAGAGATCATAGCCTATGACATGATGTACAGTCTTGCAGATGAGGATGTCACATCGTGGTTCCGGACACAGGTGGCTTATCTGAAAATGGGGAAAAAGCTGACTATTAAGAAGTTTCGGAATGACCTGTTTGTGTTCCTGGGGATTGCGCAGAAAAAGCGGACACTGGCAAATGACAGTTTTTCCATCAAGCAGCTTGTAAATATGGTAGATAACAATGAGGAAGATGCTGATGAAGAAGAGCAGGAAAAGATCTATGCTCTTGATCTGATCAAAGCAATCTGCCAGATCAATGGTGTGTTTGGCATCATAAACAGAAATGGAGAAATGGACTACAGACGTTTAGGTGTGGAGGATGAAGATGATGGTGCATATCCCGGCGTGGATCCGGATGATAAGACGAATGGACTGTATCTGCCGTTTGTACCGGGAATCGGCGTTACGGATATCATTACAGATTCGACCTTCTATCCATCCTATAAAAGCGTCACCTATGAAGATTATGACGTGCATGGAATCACTAAGGTATATGTCAGACAGTCGGAAGATACGAAAGCAGGATATGCCGGAACTGAAAAAAAATACAAATACATAGTGCAGGGAAACCGCTTTACGCTTGGTACCACCAAAGAGGAAAAAAGAGAGATTGCCACAGCCATCCTGAATAAGGTACAAGGTGTGACCTATACACCGTTCACAGCAGAGTGTACAGGACTACCATTCTTGGAGGTCGGGGATCCGGTGCAAATATATGTATATGATTTTGAGCAATCTGACAAGCAGAAAAAGGATGTATTTGTCCTGAAAAGTTTTTATGTGCTTTCGAGAACGCTGAAGGGGATCCAGTCTCTGACAGATACCCTGACAGCGCAGGGAGAAGAAAAGCAGAGACGGTTTGTGTCTGATCTTGGTATCCGGGAAGATGTGTCAACGGCTTCGCTGAAGGAAAAGACAGATAAGCAGGATGAAAGGATCAAAAGTCTGGAAGATGCAGCGGAAACAGGATTGAAGGTTGAATCAGTCACAGCACTTCCGGCAAGCCCGGATGCCAATACAATCTATCTGATCCAGGGGACGGTGGGATGATATGGCAAGAAAACAATCAAGTACTATTTATTATCGTGGGAATAAGCACAAGGAAATATATTATCAGGGGCATTACCATGACAAGATGTACCTTGGAAGTCAGCTTATTTGGGAGAAGCTGAAATCAGCATCATTGAGATTAGCAGAATTCTATTCTTTTATAGAGTACAAAGACACAATATATTGCTTTGCAAATTTGAGAAGTAATGATTGGGAAGGTGCTTTACATGATAGATGGTATATATGTACATATGATGCAGAAAAAAATAAGCTTATTCCAATAGCAAATGTTGCAGAATTTAATGATGATAAAACAGTTTATATGCGTGATGTGGGTGAAAATGGATTTCTATGCTATATAAAAACAACTAAAAGTATCAAAACTGCAGTTGTTTCTGTTGATTCAGAGGGTAAATCACAAATTGTTTACACAGATGAAAAAAAACCGAAGTTTCCTTGTTATTTCTTGAAAACAACAGATGGAAAGACAGAAATGAAGTTTGCCGTAGATGAAAAATATTATTATGACACTACAAAGGCAACTGTAACAGGAGATGATTCGGATCCGGATTATCCAAGATACTATTTTGTGCAAAGGAATGTATCGGATGAAACTGTTGCAGAAGAAATTTTGATGATTAAGGGATCTAATCTTGTGTCGTTGAATACAACCGGAAATATAGTTGAGTATCCGGCATTTGTATTTAAAAATAATGTGTATGTTTTTGGATGGTCTGACGCAAATACAGGTCAGAGGTTAGACAGCATCTTTGTGTATGGAGACAGCCATCCGGTTTGTTCCTTATCTCATGGATCATCTTTTAGTATCTCACAGATAGTTAGTGATACTTATTGTAGATCTTACTATGTCACAGATGATGCTGTTTATATGACAGGAAGATATTATGAATCAGGTTATAAAATGGCAGTATATGCTTTTGATGGCAGCGGCATAAAAGCACTATTTACTGTAGGTACTTCAGTATTGGGTACTTTTAAAAATGTAAAAAAAATAGGTAATTCTGTTGTTGTCTATTCAAACTATTCTGGTTTGAGCAGCAGCGAAACATCTAATTTAAAAATAGGTGTGTACAAAGACGGACAGCTAAACAAAATTGACATTGCACCACTTAGGAACATCACACATTTTTGCGGTGTGTTTGGGAATGAAGAATACATATGCGCAGCAGTTTATTTAAGATACATGTATCAAAATCTACCAAACGGATTGTATATAGTCAGGATATCACAAGAAACGCTTGAAATAGTCGATTTTATCAATCCAACAATAGATGAGAGAAAATTATAAAAAGGAGATACAAATGGCAAATTATACGAAAAAATTCACGAAACCATATGCAAATGGATATAAGGACAGACCGGATACAAGTACACCTGTCACAGCTGATATTAAGAACGCAGAAACGGATGCACTGCTTGCAATTGAAGAGTATCTTGCAAATAATGCCATATCATCTGTATCTGCAAACATAGGTAACTCTACGGGAGTATATATAGCTACAATTCGAATAAATGACGTTGATTATCGCATATATACGCCAATGGTCAGATATACGTCTGAGATTTCGGAAGGCATCAAGGTGGGAACTCTGACTTTCGGAAACTATTCATTTGATGTTTATGCGCCTGCAGTTTCCGCAGGCAGCAATGTATCAGTTACACCTAAAGTTACAAGCGGTACCAATATTGCAGAAATCACAGTAGACGGAACCACCTACCAGCTTTATGCGCCTACTGGCGGCAGCGGAAGCACTGTCACAGCAGAATCTACACTGACAGAAGGTACAGAAATCGGAAAGATTATGATTGATGGGGTTGAAACAGTTCTTTATGCTCCGGTAGCAAGCGCAATAACCGTAGATACTGAGCTGTCTGCTACAAGCGAAAATCCAGTGCAGAATAAAATCGTGAATGAAGCTCTTGAAAATAAAATGGATACAAGTCTTGAAACACTTATCAAATATGAACGTGGAAAGACCGGAACATTGACTTTTACAACAACTGAGGAATTAACAGAAGTTATAGCGTCCTATGCAAGCATTATGAACAACAATTTCGCACTTGTATTTAACTTGATTAAGGATTGCGCACAGACACAAAATTATTTGAGCATTTCAAGTATCGATTGTGATTTGCTTACTGATTATAAGGCTATCTATTTTGTGAATGGATCAGCAGAGACAAATAATCTGCCTGATGGATTCGGTGGCGGTATTCTGTTAAACAGTATAGCTGGATCTACAAGTGCTGCAAATTATCAGTATGCAATAGATTTTACGAATGGAAAGCAATACTTCAGAAAATATTATCATGGAACATGGACTGGTTGGGGTGAAACAACCAGCTCAGGTGGGAGTGTTACTATCGATTCCGAACTATCTGAAACAAGTACAAATCCTGTTGAAAATAAGGTGCTCACAACAGAATTTAAAAAGTATTTGGATAAGATTGGAGAAAATGACATATCAGGTATTGGTGATGGAACCATAACAGGTGGATTAAATGCAGTAAATGAAAAAAATCAGCAACTTTTATCCAAAAGTATGAAAATAACAACCACTGCACAAGGTATTTCAGCTATTGAAATCAGTAATCCGGATGTTGTTGTATCTGCTATTTGTACAGATACGGAAGCTCATATTGTCCTGCCATTTAGAGTAGGGAATAATTGGTTTGTAAAGGTGTTAGCATGGTACACATTCACTGCTGTTGCAAGTAAAGATGTAAATATCATAATTTATTATACAAGTAAAAGTGAAACAAAAACGAGTGGAAATGTTACCTACGGTGGCACAGGGGTAGGTGGTTTGGCTGCTTATTATGATCTGCAGGCTGCACCTGTACAAACAGCGGAATAACGGAAAGGAGATAGAACATGTCTACAATAATGGGACTTAATTATTTATATCTGACGAAAGCGGTTGTAAATTCAACAGGCGAAACAGTGTATCAGTTTGACTTTGATATAGAAAAGGTAAGTGCTGCACTTGGTCTGAATGTTACACAGCTTGAATCAGCTGATACAAACTATCCTTATTATTATCTGATTCATGCAGGGGAGGACACACAGAATGGTGTATTGATTCGTGTAAATAAAGATAAAACTTATATACATGGCTTTTTGTATGCAAATGGATCTTTTGATGCAGGAGGATATAATTTTACGGTTTCAACAATTTCAACAACACAGCAATGCGTCCTTTATTATAAGAAAGATGCAAATAGTGTCGTGTTCGGCTTCTCAAAAACAAATGAGGTTCCAAGAATATGCTGTGCATATTCCGTCTATAGAAAATTAGGAGAGAAAGAAGAACACAAAGGATTCCTCATCAATTATAAAGGAACAAGCAATGCCGGAAGTTGTCTCTTAGCAGATGGTACGATTGATACTATCAATAGAGGTTCTATTTCAATTGGAAATGGTATATTAGCAATGTGTCCAATGATGTTTACAACAGCGCAGGTAATTTTTCCGTATGCTTATATCTCACGTATAGATGCTACAGATGTCAACTCAAAATATATCGACATGAACGGTAAGGTATATATTAGAGCAGTATCTTACAGTGCAACAGACAACAAATGGCTTGTGGTATTTGATGCATAAGCAAGATAGAAAGGAAGGAAAACAAATGAACGAATTAGGAAAAGTCAAAGCATTTTTTATTCAGTGTGATTCATAATTACAAAGGGAAAATCTGATATATTTTGAAACTGCTTCTTTGGAGCAGTTTTTTAATATTAAAAAAAAGAAGGGAAGGAACAAAAGAAACATGGAAGCACTTATTGCAGCCGGGGCATCAATAACAGTTGGTGTCCTTTCATTGGTTGGTGTGATCATTACTAACAGCAACAGCAACAAGAAAATAGAGCATCAGTTGGAGACATCACAAGCGGTGACAGATTGCAAGATTGATGAACTGACAAGGGAAGTCCGGGAACACAATAATTTTGCACAGCGTGTTCCGGTCATGGAAGAACAGATCAAGGTGATCAATCACAGGATTCAAGATTTGGAAAAGGCACAGTAAAGAGAAAGGGCAGGTTTTATTCCTGCCCTTCTTTTTTGATTTCATAGAAAAGGGGATAGAATGAATATCCCCCTTTTGTTGAAGTTACTGTCTTAGTGGTGCGCCAACATTATCCTTGAAACCACCTGTTGCAATTTTAATAAGGTCAACCACTGTTCCAATAAAGAAAAGACCGCCTGTAAATAAATACAAAATGCCTTTTCCTATGTTGCCAACATAAAATTGATGAATTCCACCAATTCCAATGAATCCAAGACAACACAGGATAAGTGCTGTACTTTTCTTCTTGTCACTTGTTTGAGTTACATAATCTGCCATATAAAGTTCCTCCTTCAATTTTTAATTA